ATGACTGCCGACCCGTACTCCGGCACCGTCTACCGGGACATGGTGAATGCGCTCGATGCAGTCGATGCAGCACATGCCATGGGATCAGGGGACGTAGAAACGGCTGCCGACGCTGGGGCCGCAATCCGACAGATCGATATTGCCATTCGCTCGTTGAACTCAGCCCGCGAGAAGCTCGAGATCGTCGCGTCCGCGTGCAACCGGAAGCTAGATGATGCGATATTAACGCGCGCGGTCGCAGACCCCCACAAGGGTCACAACCCCCAGTAGTCGGGCTGTCTGCAAGGCGAAGCAATCCGTACTGTCAAGACAACAACATTACGAACCGGGGGAAGTCTTGCAAGATGCACCATTGCTCGCCTACTGGGCCGCCTACATGCGCGCACAGAACTGCACCGACCGCACCGTCAAGGAGCGACTCATCTTCATGCGCGCCATGCTGCGCCACACCGGCGCTGAATCCCTGATGGCCATCACCAAGATGCAGCTTGTAACATTCCTCGGGCGCGCCGACCTTACTGGCAAGACAAAGCAGAACTACCGGTCATGTCTCCACACGTTCTTTTCATGGATGCAGGATGAAGAGATTCGCCAGGACAACCCGGCCGCACGTCTCCCCCGGCCCCGCGCCGAACGCCACGAACCAAACCCCGTGCGAACCTCGGACATTCAGCGCGTACTAGATTCCGGCATCTACGGACACACGATCATGAAGGTGTTGCTGTATTCGTACCAAGGGCTGCGAGCGTCTGAGATCGCCGCCGTGGCCGGGGAGAGCATTGACTGGGAGTCGCGCCGCATCTTCACTGTCGAGGGGAAAGGGCGCAAGGAAGTATGGCGACCTCTGCACTCGGTCATCTGGCAACACGCAGTCGACAACGGCTACCCGCGCAATGGGCACTGGTTCCCTGGCCTTATCGACGGCGAACACGTGCGCGGCAAGTCAGTCAGCAACACCCTCTGCGCCGCATTCAAACGCGCCGGCATTGAGCACAAGGCCCATGACATGAGGAAGTGGCACGGGACCACGCTGCTCGCACTGGGCGCCGACTCGCTCGACGTTCAACACTCGTTGCGCCACAGTGACGGGCAATCGATGAGCGCCTACGTGCTGCCCGACGAACCGCGCATCCGTGCAGCTATGGAGCTTCTCCCCCGCGTCGTCGTGCCCATCCGCGGGAGCCGTGTGAACGTCGATCAGGTAGCGGCGTAGTAATCTGTTCTGGTTGCCTCTGTAGCTCAGTGGATAGAGCAGCGGCCTTCTAATCCGCTTGTCGTAGGTTCGATTCCTACCAGGGGCACCAGTCGCAAGAAGAACGCTCCACCTGAACCCGAATCAGGTGGGGCGTTTCGCTTGGGGCGTGCGCCCATGCGATAGCCTCGCCCCATGAATAAGATCCTCCCCGCCATCGCTGCAGTGTTCCTGCTCGCCGGATGTTCGAGCGCCGTCGAGCCCGTTGCCACTCCGACGCCGACCGCTGAGGTCGTTGCAAACCAGGACGCATGCGCGACCTTCGGGGAGGTCACTGTCGATCTTGCCGAGGTAATCGTGAACCCGCCCGCTGACAAGACGCTGATCGAAGCTACTGATGGGATGGTTCAGCGATTCGATGCCGCCTATCTTGTGTCCGAGGGCGACGTGAAAGCGCGCATCGGCAAGACGATGGACGAACTGCCGTCGTCAGGCCTCCACATGCTGTACCTCGACGGCGAGGACTACCTTGCCAATATCGCGGCAGTCGGGCGAGCATGTGAGGCCGAGGGTGCGAAAATGAAGATCGTCGGATGGAGCTAGTCCCGGCGTAGACTCCCCGCATGGATGACCTGGCCGACCTCGACACCCCGAACTGCCCGACATGCTTACACCCGATGGCGCCGACCGTGGGCGCTTGGTGGTGCGCTGGCTGTCAGGTCGCGGTGCGGCCGGGAGTTAACGACAAATAGCCCGCCCACCATCCGAAGATGATGAGCGGGCGATTATAGATTTCTATAGGGCCGAGTCCTATACGTGCCTACACGGATGGGCCGTTGAGAACCTCGCGTGGCGCAGACCCGAGGCCGATGATCGACAGCCACCGGTTCACGGTCTCGTTCGCCATGACACGGGTGATGACTCCCTGCAAGACGAGGAACTGTGCGAGGACAGCAGTGAGCGCGTCGGACGGCCACGCCTGATTGACGATCGCGAGCAGCTGCGGGACGACGACAGCGCCGGTAACGATGGCCGAGAAGACTGTGCGCCAGACGCGCTTGTTCTTGAACCAGATGGTTGCGGTCGGTTGAACGTGAGTCACGGTTACTCCTTGCGGTCGTCGCGGAGCACTTTGAGCTCTGCGGGGGTGAGTGTTTCTTCGAGGTGGCGGAGGTGGTCACGGTCGGATGCTGCGGCCTGCCTGTCGGTGAGCGCTTCCTTGCGGATGCTGCGGATGTCGGAGCGCAACCCGCCGATGTCGGAGATCGCACCCTTGACGAGGTCGGACAGCCCTTGAAACTTGTCGTCCAGGTCGTCGCGCAGATTCAGCGGCTTCCCGTCCGGTTTCATGTGCGAGTTCTGCACGTGCTCCTGAGTGGACTTCGCGTACTGCCTGGTGCGGTTCACCATTGCGACGATGATCACGCCAATGGTGCCGACTACTGCGGTGAGGATCGACCCGAAGACGATCACGAGCTGAATCTGTACGGGCTCGGTGAGTGTGGTCATGCGTGCCCCTCCCAGGACGGGAAGGGGTTACTTGCCGGTCTTGTCCGCGGGCAGCACGGGGTGGCCGTTCCACGATGGGATGAGCTTCGTGATGAGGTCGCCGACCATCTTGCGCAGGCCGGCCTTCGGGTCGGTCAGCGCCCACGCGATGATGTCGAGCTTCTTGTGTACGGCCCCGCCTGTGCCGTCGTGAAGTGCGTTCAGTTGCGGCCGGACGCGTTCGCTGAGCATCCAGTGAACCTCGGCCAGCATCTTCTCTTGTGCGGGTGTCATATCGTCCTCCAGTGGGGTCGTGCCGGTTGCGGCGGTGGTGCTCATGTAGTCGAGCGGGTTGACGGCGCGGCCGTCTGCGAGGTGGTATTCCTGGTGTCCGTGCACGAACCATCCGGCTTTGGAACCCCAGGGGCCACCGGTGCGACCCATGACGCCGATGGTTTGCCCCTGTGTGACGGTGTCGCCGACTTTCACGGCCAGCGAGTCCATGTGCGCAATGCGCGACCATGTGCCGTCCGCGTGCGTGATGATGACGTGGTTGCCATAGGTGCTGCCTTTGGACCATCCTGCGTACGTGACCCTCCCGTCTGCCGGTGCGACCATTCGCAGGTCGTCGGCGGTCGAGTTGCCGTGGCCGATGTCGATGCCGACGTGCGGATTCGTGCGGCCAACACTCTCCCCATGCTCGGACGTAATGCCGCCCCGAGCGGTCTTGATGAGGCGCGCCATTACCGGGTGTCCTCTACGAAGACCGCCCATGTTATCTGCGTCGCAGGGCAGCTCGATCCTGAGCGGTTAGCGACACTGAACCCACCGTCAAGGTCATTGAGAACGTTCTGACCGATCGACAGGCGATTATCGAGGGGCGTTCCCTGCATCCCCCGCACCGTGAAGCCGTAGACAATGACGCCGGTGTGGTGGAAAACTACGTTTGTAGTGGCGTTGTTCGCCAGCGTTGGAACGTCAACCACCCCGGTGCGAATAATCATCGTGCGACCCATGAGCTTCGAGTCGATCTGTGCCTGGGTGTAATACTGGGTGTCGTGATTGTGGATGGCGGGCGGGAACGTCGCGGGCATCCCGGGCAGATTGTCGAATCGCAGCCCGGTGAAAGCGCGCCGGTCAACGACGTTCGCGGCGGTGATCAGTGACGAGTTCGCGGCTACAGCGACCGACCCAAGCAACAGTTCGAATGTTCCCGATGCGGTCGGCGGGTCCTGTGTGATCGCGGGCAGAACCGGCGTAGCAGCAGGTACACCCTTCTTCACGTAGATGCGGGCCTCGTTGATCGACCCGTACTGCATACGAATCACGATCGCGTCAAGGCGTGGCATGGACGTGCCGACATCGATAGGCAGCGTGATCGTCGCGTCGCTGGTGTAGAAATGCCCGCGAGTGAAAGCCTCACCCGCAGGAACCTTCACGAACAAGCCCGACGAATCACCGAACGGTTTCAGCTTCGAATCAGCAGACGAGCCGACGACACCAGACAGAACGATCTTGCTCATCATCGCCGAATACTCGGCATCGGTAGTGGTGCCGTAGCCGGTTGACTGGCTGGCGGGCTTGACGAAGGGGTACGACCGTTCGGCCATGATGCTCCTTAGAAATACGAAAGCCCCGCACAAGGCAGGGCTGAGAGTGAAAGGGTGGGGATTGCTCAGGCCGACCGAATGTCAGCGAGTACCGCGGCCAGCAGCGCCTCCACCGCAGAGACAGCGCTTCGGGGGAAGGTGAACGTCACATACCCTGCGACGCTCTCATGACGCACGGTCACGCTCGTTTCTGTCAGCTCCGCAAACAGCGGGCACCCGTCAGCGTCCAGCGACTTGTAGCTGATTGCCCGATGCTCAGTGATGACTTCTTCGCGCTCGATCAATGAGGACTCCTTAGAACTTGATGGCGAACCGCTTAGTGATGTACGGCTGTAGGTTGTTGTGCGCCGCATTATTGCCCGCCGAGGTGGTTGTCAATGGCGTGCCGGAGCCGCTGGCGTTGTCGCTGCGTCGGACGGTTTGCAGGCCGCCCGTCGTGCCCTCGAAGTACGCCGTGATGCCGTGTGCATGAGATGGCATCTCGGCTGCGGTGAGCTGGTGTGTTTTCGCGCCGCCAGTTTTACCCATCGCGTTGAACTCGGTTTGGCCGCCGTCGTAGCCAACTCCCACGCGCCCGTTATGGTTCGGCAGGTTGAAGGTCGTAGACCCATTACCAACCCCGTAGGTTGTGCCGATCAGCGCGAAGAGATCCGCATAGCTTGTGCGTGAAACCGCAGCGCCGTCCTCAATCAAAAACCCGACAGGGGGCGCCGACCAATACCCTTCAATTGACGTGCCAACCGGGAATGGGCTTGCAGTGGACGCCTCAGCATTCCGTTCCAAAGCCGACACCCGCGAATCAGTCTTCGAGACCTTCGCCGCAAGAATCGACTCCCAATCAAAACCGCTGGGATCGCCAACAGTCGCACCAACCATCACGCCATCGGACGTGATCGAAATAGGAACCTCAGTCACCGCAGCGACCGTCTCCACATCACCAACCACAATCGTGACAATCGAACCCAGATCCCACTCAGTGCCGAAACCCTCAGCCATATCAGCCGACGGCACAACCTGCACCGACCGAACCGTATCGCCCTCTTCCGACAGAAGTTCGTCAGCAGCAGCCAGCAACTCCGCGCTGTCATCCGTCTGACGTTGGTCAACGAACCGCTCAATACGGCGACCCCACGCAGTCTCAGCAGCAATCGACGCAGCGGACTGACGGCGCAGAATGCGACGCTTCGTACCCTCACCCTGACCCGCCACGGTCACATCCGTCACGCCCGGCGCCGAATACGCATATTTCGTAGACGACACGTTGCCGTTGTCAATATCCCAACGCACGTAAGCCGACACGTCAGCAGTCGCCGTCGTTCGAAACTCGAGCGCCGCACCGTTCTGGAAAACGCCAAACCGCAACCGCTGACCAATAGCGATCTCGCCGAGCAGCTCGAGCATGTTCTGAAAACGCGGCGACTTCTTCACCGTCCCACCGCGGGCACCATTCGCACCCATCAGAAGCTTGGAAGCAAAAGCGCCACGACGAGCAGCTGGCGCAGACGGGCCAATGTTCGCATTCACGTAAGCGTGCATGACCGTCTCGGCCGCACCCGACCTATTGTCATTCGCAACAGTCTGCGTCGACCGGTCGCCATTCGACGGCTGCGGCCACGCCTCAGCATCCGCAACAATCACATCATCCGACACACCAACGATCGTCCACGTGCCGCCCGGATCCTCCGTAGATGCGTCATGCGTGGCATCCGTCATCGGACCCGACAGCAACACGCCACTCGGGCCCGAAATGATGATGCCTGACCCCGGCGCACGCAACAGCGCACACTCAGGATGCAGAACCTCCACACCATCCCGCAGCACCGAATGCGGCAACGATAGCGACCACGACCCCAACGTATTCAACCGAGGCACAACCAGCACATCCGTCATGTCCGCCTGAGAAACCTGCCCCAACCGAACCAACGCACGATCCCGAACCTCGACCGTGAAATCATCCGCATACATCAATAGACGACCTCCCGTCGAGGCTTGAACAGGCCAGCAACCGCAGACACACCCGGCACCGCATTCGGCATCGTAATATCCACCGTCGAAACGCCAGTCGGCAAGAACGGAAACTTCGGCGCCGGCCCCAGCAACGGGTACCGGTTCGCGCCCGTCTGATCCGTCACCGACACCCGCTCACCATCAGCGACAATCGTGATGATCTCGCCCGCCACCAAAGCGGACTTGAACACAAACCCGCGCCCATTGATCGAAATAGTCGGCGGGCCACCAGGGCCAGTGATACGCCACTCAACAGGGCACTCCACATCGCCCGGGTTCTCCACCTGAATGGAACCGATCGCCGACGACGACATAACCGGAAGCTCAGCCAGGTGCGGGAGCAAACCAACCAGGTCATCATTCCGAACCATGAACTCGGTTGCTGTGCTCGCCAACCAATAAGGGTTCGGGCACATCACCGCAACCGTCGCCGTGTACACCCACGGGAGCGCATCCGAATGGTCCAGTTCGAGGCCCGACGTGTAAACGAAAGGCACCTCGAAAGCTGAACCGTCCGCGAACTCCGCCACCAACACCGGCTGAGGCTGACCGCGAATAGTGCGCGTCATGCTCCGCAGATCCCTGATCAGATCGCCCGTAGACAGGCGGTCATCGCCCAGGAAAATCAGCCCGAGATCCATCGGCTTAGCACCGACACGATCCCCGGCAAAACGGGCCCCGTCACCAGCGCCACTCACAAACCGCGGATACACCGGGCCGACACCCAAGCCCGCAGTGCCCGACTGCAAACCATACGGGCCGCCACCATCCGTATCCAAACGGATCGTCGCGAACCCAGCCCTCTGAATAGAAAACTCGACCTCAGCCATACCTACCTCCGAATCTTCAAGCGTCGTGCAGCCTCAAAGGCCTGATCGGACAAGGAACGGCCAGCAGCCGGGGCAAGCTGGAACGTGGCTTGGAACGTGTCGCCCGAGACCGACGAGCCCGCCGCATACTGAGCACGAGACGGTGCATACTGAGGCGGACCAAGGCGACCCAGCGCATCCAACGCAATCGACCTGTTTCGTTCCTCCATCCCCGGCTTCCCCGAGATGTACGCCTCCCAGCCCGTCTCTTGCTCCGCGAAACGGTGAATGCCACCGGGCCGACCCTTGTAAATGCCAGTCGGGAAACCACCATTCGCAAACGGTTGAGCCACATCACCGACGAACATGTTCCCGTTCGCGCTACCCCGCTCAGAGCGCGCCTCGTCCTGGTAAAGCTGGTGCAGAGTGACCGTGCCCGTTGCGCCAGCGCTGATCCTGTCCATGCGGGCCTGAATGTCAGCCAGTCGAGCAGCCGCAGCCGTCGTCTCCGCAATGATCTTGATCTCCTTCTCAGAAGGCATGTTCACAATGTGGTCAGACAAGAACTGAATCTGTTCATCAGTCGCCCCCAGATCGCGCGCGCGCTGCAGCACCGCATCACGCCCAGCCGCAAGGTTCGCCACATACGTCTCAGTGCTGCCATCAAGCGCAAACTGTGCCGCAGCAGCCGTCTGGTAATCACCGGCAAGACCAGTGATCATCTCCATGTTGTCGCGGCCGGACTGCGTAGCCTGATCGAGAGTCAGCGTGTAATCAGCGACGCCGTCATTGTTCTCATCCAAACCTTCCCGAGCCTTCCGAATTGCCTCATCAGCATCAGCGAGCGAGTTCTGCCACTTGATGTTCTGGGACACCGCATCTTGACCGATGCCGTTTGCCTCATTGATCGTGTCAATGAGCGTGCTCAGTTCCTGCTTGAGCCCTGATGTTTCATCAGCAGCTTTCATGTACGCGTCAGCAGCCGTGAGTGCCGACTTCTCCGCATTGCCAAAAGCGAGCTTCAACAGGTTCGTCTTGTTCGCAGCCTCGTCCGAAGACGTGACATTGATACCGAGCTCGTTTGCCTGTGACTTCAGCGCGTCGAGATAATCCGGCATCGTGTTCAGCATCCGCCACTGTTCGGCAGTGTTCAGCTTGTACTCGTCGGACAACATCCGGAATCCGGCCTGAGCTGCCGGGAGGTCGGACGACGCCAGCCTCCCAAGCCCCTCGCCAGCACGCTTGAACACGTCAAGAGTGGCCTTCTGCCCGTTCGTCTGCGAAAGCGCATCAAAGAAGTTCGTGGACGAGTGCGCCGCAGACTCGAGAGCATCGCGCACGTCGCCAGCGCCAAGCTTTACCTCAGCCAAAAAGGTCGCGTCGACGCCCTTGCTGGCTACCGCCAGAATCTGAGCGGCCGAGCTTGCCGTGCGGAGACTATTGTCAACCTCGTCTGCGCTCGACTTTGCACCGTCGAGAGCCTTCGTGAGGATCGCAATTCCAACCGCAGCAGCAGCCAGTGCAATGCCGAAGGGTCCGGTCATGAAAGTGGCTGCGGCGCCAATGGCCTTCCCTGCTCCGGCAATCGCGCCCTGCATGGCAACCGCGCCAGCAGCGACACCCGGCATCGTGGATGTCGTCAGCGTTGCGAGGGCCGCGCTGAACTCTGCAATCTTCGGGACAGTGAGTAGGAACGCACCACCGGCGAGAGCAGCAGCAGCAGCCACCGCACCGATTACCAGCGCGGTCTGCTGGATCGGCAGGGGCGCGGCGTTGAAGATGTCGAGCAACTCGGTTGCCGTCTGCGTCAAGAGCCGGAGCGAACCATCCGCAGCTGATCCCATTTTGATCAGCGCAGTGTCGAAAGCCCCACCGAGAGCCTCAGTGTCCCCGCGTAGGTTGTCAAGCTTCAGGCGCGCAGTCTCAGCCGCATAACCCGCGTCATCAACCTTGCCAATCCATTCACCAATTCCCTTAGCGCCCTGGTCATACACGACCGAGGCGGCACGCACGGCATCAGAACCGAACATGACCGAGAGGGCAGAGTTTCGCGCCTCCGGAGAGAGGTCCTTGAGCGCTCCTTGCAGCACGCCGGCGAACTTCTCCATGCCAATGAACTGGCCCTGCGCATCATAAGCAGAGATGCCCAGCTTGTCCATCTTCGCTGCGGCCTCAGCCGACTGCGGGGTGAGGCGCTGCAACATCGTCTTCATCGACGTACCAGCGTCAGAGCCAAGCAAACCAGCAGCCGCAAAGGCAGAGAGCGTTCCCGTGGTTTCCTCGATCGAGAGGCCCGTCTGAGACGCAATCAGGCCACCCTGATTCAATGCCTGCGAGAGATCCTGAACGGAACCCATCGCCTTGCCCGCGCCAGCGGCCAACAGGTCGGCCACGTGGGGGATGTCAGACCCCTTGAGCTTGAACTGCGTCAGAGCCGTAGCCGCGATGCCAGCCGCATCAGCGACGCCCAGCCCGCCCGCAGAGGCGAGGTCGAGCGCGCCAGACAGGCCGCCGCCGATAATGTCAGCCGTCGAGATGCCAGCCTTCGCTAACTCATCAACAGCATTAGCCGCCTCAGTCGCAGAGAAGACCGTCGACGCGCCAGCCACCATTGCCGCATCACGCAGCAGCGCCATGTTTTCGGCAGACTCATGCGTCGAAGCCTTGACCTCTGACATCGCCTGGTCGAACTCAGCGAACTTGTTGACAGCGATACCGACACCGACAGCAGCAAGAGCACCAAACGCCGTGATGCCAGCGCCAGCCGTAGCCATAGCGGCCTTCTGCTCCGCAAGCTTCGCGTTCAACTTCCCCGACTCGGACGTGACCTTCTTCGTCTTCTCGGCGGCTAAGTCCATGCCCGTGACAAGGCCGGAAGCGTCAACACCCAGGACGACTTTTACTTTGCGATCCGTCATGAAAGCCTCCCGGCAAGTGTTGAATTATTCGGTAGGCTCAGCGCATGAGCGAAAGCATGAAGGTAGGCACCCGCCCGCAGTGGGCCACATTTGTTGCGACCGGGTTCTTCGTGGCCGCATTCGGGCTGTTCATCCTTGCGATCGGGTTCCTCGCGGGCGGATCGCCGATCGTTGGCGTCGGCAGCGCACTGATTGCACTGGGCGCAATGATCGGGTTCTTCGGCGCCTACGGATACTTCATTAGTCATCGCAGTTAGCGACGAAATAGGCGCTAACCCTCAGGTGCACCAGCCGCGAACTCCTTGAGCTCAACGCTCCACACATGCCCCGCACGTGAACCGTCAGGGTTTTCCTTGTAGAACTGCTCTTGCAAGTCACCGACGGCCTTCGCGGCCCAGTTGATCTTTGGGCCGTGAGGCACGTACCGCTTGCCACTCTTGTAGTTGTTCGGGTTCGCGTCATCGCTCATCGCAACCGCGAGTTCTTCGCCATACACCCCGTACTCAGAATCAAGCTCGGACGACGCGATCAACATGTCAACCTGCTCGTCATCGAACTGGGACTCACCCTGCACGGGCGCCCACCCCCACAAAACGCGAGGGGCGACACCCATGCTTCGGGCGAGAGCTACTTCTTTGCGGAGGCGGTAGCTACCTCGGAGGAGTTTTTTAGTCGCTCCAACCGCTCCTGCGGCTCCGTCACATTGAGCGCATACGTGCCCTGCAGGACGATACTGAACCCCGGCGAACCGATCAGCGCCCACAGTTCAGCCCACTCCTCAGCGGTCTGTGCCAGCTCATCCTCGCCATCGAGGATTACAGCATGGTTCACAGCAGCCGCGGCCGCTGTGATGTTCATGTCATACCCGCTGACCTTCGTCAGGGAAACCCACTCGACAGGTGGCACCTTATACAGGCGCACCGTCACGAGAGTGTCGCGCTCCTGAGCCTCAATGGCCGCGATCTGCGACTGAATGTCAGCGACATCCGACTTCGAAGCCACCGTCTTGGCTTTGACCGCAGCGGCCAACTGGGCCATAAGCTCATTCCGCTTGCCGTCCAGGTCTGATTTCAGGGCCACGACGACATCTTTGAACTCGCGCTCAACAGCCTGCGCCGCAGCCTTCTTCTCTGCAAACGTGCTCATAACAAAAACCTCCACCGGGATCACCGGGACAAAGAAAAAACCTGCTGGGGCGTCCCGGTGGAAGCCGCCCCAGCAGGGGCTTGGAGAGTGGTTACGCGACCATCGCGACTTCTTCGCCGATGACGTTCGAGAGAGCGACCTTCTGCTTCAGCGAGAACTTGCCCGTGCCATCCGGCGAACCGGGGCTGCGGATTCCGAGGGTGCCGGTGTAGACGCGCACCTTGTCGGCGACGGTGATGTCCGCCGCATTCCGCACGCGCCGGCGCTCAACGAACGCACCAACGAGGCCGGGAACGAGAACGACGGCCGCGGAGGTGGCGTCGTCAGAATCGACGTACTCAAGCGAGAGTGATGCGGTGATCTTGCCGAGAGACTCGAGATCCTGCGGGAGCGTTGCCCGCCCGTCCTTGTTGATCTCCTGATCTGAAGTCGGCGACCATCCGGCAGGCGTGAAGCTGTACGTGACGCGCTTGCCAGCCTTTACCTCCGTGACCTTTGGTGCCAGAGGGTTAGCCAATGTCGGCACCCAGAAGACGGTGAGCATGCCCGTCTGGTCGACAGCGGGAGGAGCGATTTCGATTACATCGGCCATAGCCGTGTTCCTTTCGGTAATCCACCGGGGATAGATGCCCAAGCGGGCTCACCGAGCGGATGCCCGGTGAAGCGGGGGTTAAAAGCGAAAAGCCCCACCGAAGTGAGGCTTAGAAAGCGTTTGGGGTTAGAGGGCGTCGGCAGACCAGCCGATTTCCAGGACCTGATAGGCGAGTCCAGGGTTGATGTCGTTGTCAACCTGAATCGGAAGCGGAGACTCGAACCAGAGCTTGCCCGACTGCTCGCCAGGGACGCTCATCTCGACACCGAAGCCGTTGATCACGAATCGGTCTTTGAGTTGCTTCACTGCTGTCGCAACCTGCCCGTAAGACGAGCCGACGACATGCAATGTGAAGCGCGGATGCTGGGTGGAGTTCGAGCCCGTGTTGCGCTCCTGCGTGTCCGCACCATCAGCCGGATAGATCACCAGGTATGGGGTCGTGGGGATTTTGCCCACTGGGTCCCTCGCAACCAACACGAACGTCTTGGACGCAAATGCTGGGGCGGTCTTCGCGAGAGATTCGATCGCGGTCGTGTGCTGCTGCATCTAAAGGCCCACCGCCTTCAACGCATCATCGATAGCCTTCTCGATGCCATGCTCGAAGTCATCCTGATTCGCCTCAAGGGCATTGCGGAGGTCATTGCTCGGAGCCAGCGGAACCTTCTTGCCGCCATACGTTGCATTCGGGGCGCCAAACTCACGCAAGTTGCCGAGCTTCCCACCAGCACGACCCTTGTCATAGCCGATCTCAGACGTGATCGAAGAGCCAGACAATGCGGCCTTCGCCTCCGTGTCGTACGTGATCGCCGCAGCCGCACCGCTCCACATCTCCGAATCACCGACCGACTTCTGAGCAGCCTTCTTTACCTTCAATGACGTGACCTGAATGGCCTGACGAATGAATGGGCCAGCGTTGTCACCCACCTTGCCGAGATCAGCGGCCAGCTTCGTCAGTTCGGAGAAATCGAAGTCAGCCATTACGACGCCTCCTCTACGGGGAACCTGCGCGCGGTCGCATACGTCTGGTGATGCACACCCTTGACACGCAACCTGGAACCGATCAACGACAGATCAAGCTCATTCGCTGTAATCGTCGCCACATCATCCGTCAGCACGCCACCCGACGTCGACACCGGAAGCGACAGAATCAGGTCATCCTTCGCGATCACCATGCCAGGAATCTGAGCCGTCACAGTCGACGTGTTCGGGATCGTCAACTTGCACGGGCCCGAATAGACCGTGATGGTGACAGGGACCCCTTGGAGAGTGTCCGGGTCCATGACAGTCTCGCCGGTGTCGCGGGTGATTGTGCAGGTGGAAGTCATCAGGCGTTCAGCGTGAGCGCGGCCCATGCGGGTAGCGCCCGCTGCGGTGCTCACGGCCTCGTATCCGAAACGTGAACGTCACCGGTCGAGAACTGACGCCGAATCAGAGCAATGTTCCGAGCCGAAAGCGTCATTCCCGTATCCTCGCCAGCGTTCGCAAACGCCAGCTTGAAGTCATCGATCGAGACCGACGACAAGCCGCCAATTGACAGGCCAAGTTCGTTCTCAAGCAGCTGCAACGCTTGGGAAACGAGTACGCACGCCCACCGCTTCAACCCTTCAGGGGCCAGCGCATAACCGTACGTGAACGTGACCTCAACCCGTTCCTGCTGCCTCGTCTCCACCCGATCATCGACCCAGCGGAACCAGATCGGTGCCCCTCCCAATGTGACCGATGCCACCGACACAACGGGGAACTGCGGCAGTGCCACAGTTCCCGTCGTGTCAGGCCAGGCCGCGAACGTAGATGTGGCTTGCGGGTAAACCTGCTGACCAATCACATCCTCACGGAGATAGGTGGACGCACTCTCAAGCAGCGTCGTGATCCAAGCAGCCTCAACGCCCACCGTGAAGGTGCGGTTCAGAAGCTTGCCCAGATCGTCATATGTTGCGAATGCGTCCACCAGATACTCCTTCGTTAGCTCGCGGTGAATGCCGCGATGCCGGCCGGACGGAACGCCTTAGCGCCGTACACGTGCAGACCGCGGAGGCGGTCGCTGAACGAGTCGGTGTCGCGCAGGCCCTCGGTCTTCTCGATCTGCGAAACGAACGAGAACGACGGCTTGTACCAAGCGACGGCCTGGGGCTTAGCAACGTTCGGCAGGTTCTCCGACACGTACACGTCGAAGCCGAGCAGGCGGCCAACGTTCGCGTTACGCAGACCTTCAGCCGAACCGGACTGGTCAACGTTCGTGATGCGCGACGCAGCCTTCAGGAGCTGCGACTCGAACTCTGCGTTGATGACACAGACGCGGTTGCCCTGCGGAACCTTCGCCTTGTTGAGCACCAGGCGGAGCTTGCCGATCACATCGAAGGCAAGTTCACCGCTGGTGACTGCCGAAGCGGTCTGGTGGGCGTTCGTGGTGGAGAGTGCGTTGAGGATGAACTTATCGGCATCCTCAGCCATGCCCTCAGCCGCGGAACGGGTGTAGGACTCGAGCGAGCCCGCAGCCTGTGCGCGGTCGATGTCATCGATGAGGAAGTCAAACGACTTCTCCTGATCAATGAGCAGGTCTGCCTTGGTGGACGTGATCGCGTCCGGTGCCGTGCTCCGCGGGATCTTGACGCCAGGCGCGGATTCCTTGACGCCGGCCTTGTAGTCCTTGATTGCGATCGCGCCCGCGGTGTTCACGCGAACGGTGTTACCCGAACGGGCGTCACCCTCGTACTCGCGGTTGACGAGGCTGGCAGCGATCGCGATCTGACGGAAGTCCATCAGCATCTGCGAGTTCCAAATGATAGGTGTGAAGTTAGCGAGAGTCATCTCTGCGCCTTTCTTTAGGAGGTGATGCCCATGAGCTTGTTGAGGCGGCCATCCTTGCGAGCCGCCACGACCTGATCAGGGGACATGGATTCGAGTTCTTGCTGTGTGACCTGCGAGAGACGAGCACTCTTGCCCTTCCCGCCCTGATCGCCGGAGCCCTCGAACTTTCGAGCGCCACCAGCGGCAAGGTGCGGTTTGCGGGCAAGGAGGTCGTCAATCGCGTCGTCCAGTGCGGCGGAATCGACTTCTCCGTCTTCGTTCACGTCGAAGTCATCGAGGTTGAGGAAAGCGAGAGCATCGGCAGGGTCGGCAAGCTTCCCCTTGGCTGCGGCGCGAAGTTCAACCTTCACGATGCGGCCGTTGGCTGTCTTGTTCGCTTCTGCGCGAGCTTCTGCACGGGCCGTCTCGAGCGCCTGCTCTTCGGCGGGCTTGTCCTTCAGGGCAAGCTCTGCACGGAGTTGGTCGAGTGCGGCCTGCGCATCCTTCGCCTTGAGTCGCTCAGCATTGCGCTGGGACTTCATCGCATCGAGTGCTTTCTTGCCGGGATCCCCGAGAGCGCTTTCGCCCGCATCGGTTTCGTCGGCATCCGCGTCAGCGGCGGCATCCTCAGTGACTTCATCCGCGGTGCCTGCAGCTCCGTCAGGTGCGCCGTCGATGAATCGAAGACGTGGCCTGTTCCAGAGCAGCGGGCGGGCGGCGTGTGATTTGGGTGTGGTCGTTTCCGACATGGGGAATTGCTCCTTATGTGGGTTGGGTGACGCATTGCGCGCCGTTTCTTCCGCCCGTAAGGAGCGGGAAGCTTTGGGTTAGAGGCGAAGGAGCGACGCCAGACGACGCACCGAATCGGCGGCGTTCGGGAGCTTCGCGATTTCCTTCTGCAGCACCGTCTCGAGCAGTGCAAGATCGCCCGGAGCAAGAGGTGTCCGAAGCGAGAACAGGTCAGCCGAGTTCGCGCCAACAGAACGCGGCCAGTAGCCGGTCGTGCGCGCCTCGCTGAGCCGGTACTGAGCATCGAACAAGCGACGTTCCGCAGCGGTCATCGTTGCGCGGTCAAGCGGATCCCTAACACCTGTACTGCGGGCAGTGAGAACACGGTCACGATTCGAGCCCGCAACAATTGGGCGGCTGATCGGCACGCTGTAGCTCTCGCGCATGCGCCCGAAGATGTTGCCGCCAGCAGTCTGCGGGCCCGTGATGTAACCCTGTTCGGTCATCATCCGGATTGCATTCGAGCGTGTGCCAGCCGTGCGGTAGATGTCATCAATGGTCATCTTCGACGGGGTGCCATAGCGAAGATTCGACTTCGCCGTGCCGAGCCCGCGAGCCTTGATGTTCACGGCACGGTAGATGTCGCCACCGTCTTGGATCGACCGCGCCTCAATGCGCCCGAACGCTTTGGTCTGCGCTTCGGGAGTGAGCGAGTTGAAGTAGGCGTAGGGGTCAGTGCGTAGATCGCCACCGACATTCTCCGATGCAGGAATGTGCCGGCAGTCGCAGCGCGGGTGACGCTGAAAGCCCTGATTCCATCGAAACCACTTGCCCGCCAGGATCACGCAGCGCGAGCATGATGGTGCATTCAGCATCCGCACATATCCGGTGAGTGTCGGCCGCTGGGCAATGTCGGCGCCAACAACAGACCGGCCAGTGTCAGCCATGACTGTTAGCAGCATGCCAGTCAGCCATTCGCCCGCAATTGCACGGGCAGCGGTCGAGGTTTCCCCGCGACCCACTGCGGCCTTGGCCCTAACCACCGACTGATCCAGCAACGTGCCCATATCGCGACCATCCGGCGCGAACTGAACAAACGCAGAAGGGACCAGGGCCCCAGCCGGAACCGCAATCTGGTTAGTCTCCGCCAACACCTTCGGGGTGTACGCCACAGACGACGTCGCAGCAGCCAAGCGGCCCACCTGCACGACCTCAAGGACGCGGGGACGAACAACCGCCCAATCAGACGAGAAGTCGTCCCCAACGCGCCGCCAGAGCTTCGCAGCAGACGCCACAGTGGTAGCCGCTATCTGCTGCTGCTGTGCGTAATACCTATCCGCCGAAAGGAGCGTTTCCAAGATGGGTCAGCTCCCTCGTAGCGGCCGCAAGCTGCGGGTCAAGTAGCTCCTGCTCACGCATCGCCAGGATGCGCTCAATCTCTACCGGGCCGAGACCGTAAAGCTCCATCAGGTACTCGAGCGGGAACCCGATCGACTTGAGCTTCACAAGTGCGTCAGCGAGTTGAGCGTCAGAACGAATCTCCGCGCTCGCCCACGAAATAGTCGACAGACGAGCCTGCCGAGCCAGCGCCTGATCACCCAACGCCAAAGCAATGAGGCGGTATACCTCGCGCAAGGCAGGTGCCACACCGCGCTGAAACTCCATCGTCTTCTTGACGAGGCCAATCTCAGACGCCTTCAAGCCCTCGCCGTTCACGTTCGACATGCCCGTCTTGCTGATCAGGTACGTCGGCGGCGTGCGAGTCTGAGAGGCGATATGCCCCACGCCGATCTCGATCGCATCCGTGAACACCTTGAGGTCAGCGGCAGCCCACGAATCAATCGCAGTGTCCTCGCCCGACAGATACAGAAGGCGTTTCTCAGCGAGATCCTTGATCTCGATCGCCTTCTCACCGATCTTCTGCCCGTTGCTGTCGAGAATCGGCATCTTTGGCGGGCCCTGATGCAAAACCACACGGGCAGGCATTGAGGCATAGTCAGCCGACAGCGCGAGGTACGCCCAAAGCAGGTTGATGAAATCCTGCATGGGAATCACGCCGGCGATCTCGGACAGCGGGTCTCCGCCCAGCCGAGGCCGGTTCGGAATCTCCACGACCGGAACGTCACCGATCGGGTTATTCAGCGGCCATGTCTCACCGGACACCTCGCGAGGAATCCAGCCATCATCCGCCGACGCCTTTACCCGACCCTGCTGTGCCTGCGACTCCCGGTCATCCTTCGACCGTTCACGTGGGCGCTCAAACTTCCAAAGCGCATCCGCAGTGTAGAGGGTCGCGTACTCGGTAGTTTCATCCAGCCACGTCTTGAGCGCAGCCTTCCGGAGTCGCGGGTTCTCCCAGTCGTACTCAATCTCAACGTTCGACGGGTGTTCCCACGTGACCTGCGGCTGATCGTTCTTGTCGCCCCACACAGAGACGAAAGAGCGACCCGTGGTTAGCGACGTAACGAAGCCCTGCGAAGACTGCATCTCCATCTCGTTCAACAGCCACTGTTCCCACAGAATGCGAGCCGCTTCAGTGCCGTTATCCCCGAGCATCTTGATACCGGTATGGCTGAGGCGTTCCGCTTCCGCGGTGATCACCGGCCCGCACCAGTTATCCGAGAAGCCGTCGTAGCGGGCCGCGTTCGCCTTTCGCCACTCCTCCGTTGCGAAGCTCAGCGGCTGCTTACCATCCGCGTATTCCTCGCTCTTCTCGATGGCAGGCCGGCGCGCATTCAGCCGGGTATATATGCGGTTTACCAACCGGAGGGCTTCAACAGCATCCACGGCGCCCCCTTAGTGGCTAGAAATACACGTATTCGTCTTCTTTTTCGTCCCGAGCGCCGTCAGCGATCGCGTCACAAACTGCTTCGTGCGCGAGAACCGACGACATCGTGAGGTCGAACTTCTGGTGATCGGTAGGCTTGCCGAGGATGTACTGCCGCAAGCCGGTGAGCTTGTCGACGTTGCGGGAACGAATGATCGCGTTCCGCATATGCGTTTCCACGTCCGGGTCGCCGTCATGCGTGAAACTCGAATCCGTGTTGTACACGTCAGTGCGGAACCGCTCGAGCGACGCGTGCATGGCTGAGATCCGGTTTGTCTGCCACTTGACGAACTTCTTTTCGCCGTAGGCAGCAGCCCAGTTATCGATGTCGGTCTCCCAGAACATCGGGTCACAATAAGCACGCACGATCTCGAACTCAGACGCCAGCTCCGACATTGCCGCGTTCACTTCCGAGTGCGGGATCTTCCCCTGCCAATCGGACGGCTTCCAATAAGTCTTGAGCCGCTTCTCGCCATAGACAGGCAAGAACTGGTGCCCGTCAAGCGTCTCGAGCCGGATACCGGTGTGGTCGTTGTTGTCCGAACCGTCAAAGCCCAGACAGACCTTCGTGCGAGCAGAAACCGTGATCGGCCCAGCGGCCTTCTTCGCTTCCCACTTCGCCATATCCATCCACGAACCAGAACCCGCCTTGACACGGTTCCCGTAAAAGCGTTCAGCCTCAGCAGGGCTCGTCTCCATCAACGCCACAGACTCCGCATCAACCGTCCGCAGGTCAACCCACGGCGACGACGCATAGTTCCACTTCAGGATCAGCATGCGATCCTTCTTGAGGGCGAAATCAAGATGCACAGGCGGCGGGAAATGATGCTTCAGGATGTCCGGAAGCTGCGACTCCATCTGATCCTGCAAAACACTGTTCTCGGCAGGGTCATACGGGTTCGAGGAATGCGAAACGCGCCCACCCATACCACCGGCACCACGACGCAAGTTCCGTTCGAACTTCTTCATGCCGTTGGATTCAGTCCAGAGGCCCGTCTCGTCACACTTGCCGGCCGAGATGCGCGCGCCAAGCTTGCCGTCAGCCTTCGACGTCACAATCTCGACGCGCGAATCACGGTTCCGGTTCGGGTGACGAATGAACGCCTCGCCCGTCTTCGGAATCACGTTCGCCAGCGGGCCGTCATCGATCATCGGGACAAGAGCGCCCCAAGTGTTCTCAACCTGATCCTCAACAACAGCCGCAAGCTGAATGCGAGGCGTCGGCCATGGTCGGCCCTTCGGCTCGCCCACCTCGTAAAAATATGGGGTATCCATGCACGGGCAACCAGCCCACGGACAGATGTACATCTCACCCTCGGCGGCCCACCCGTCAAACAGGCACGGGCCAACGAACTCGAGGCACGTCTCAGCAGCCACGCCCGGCGACTTACCAACCTTCTGAGCAGCAACCCACAACCCGATGCGATACCTGAACGCCGCAGCACGATCGCCAACCTTCGCCGTCGAGCGCACCTCGTACCAATTCGCCATGTAGACGCGGTGATCGAGAGACGGAACGAACGGGGTGCCAGCGTTATCACCATCAGGGACAACACAGTGTTGCTCGATCCACCACATGCCGAGATAGCCAAGAGAACGAGTGCGAGGCGGAACAGAGTAACTAGGGCTTTTCAACAGCAACCCCAGTCAGCCAAGAGCCCGTCGTCGTCCTTCGAGCAGATGCAGCGGCCGGCGCAGACGCAACCGAAGAGGCGCCCGTCGAATCACTGATCTGCCAACCGTTCTGACGCATGCCAGCAACGGAAATACCAAGCTCTGTCTCCATGCGAAGAACAGCAGTCTTCAAACCAGCCGAAGCCTCCGCCGCCGTCGACTCAAGAAACGCACGCACATAAGCGGCAACCTGATACTTCAACCCGAGAGACGCCCACGCAGCAGCCTGCGGCTTAGACCAGAGGTCAGCCCAAAGCTCAACCTCAACCGTCAGTGCATCACTGAGCGGGAACTCCGGAACATCACCCTTGAAACCAGCACCGGGAAGATCAGCCCAGTCCTTATTCATCGACCGGTAAGAGTTCGGATCAGGAGCAGGCCCCGAACGAGCACGCGCGCCACCAGAAGCCATAGCAATCACCCCTCAACCGCCTTGCGCGGATCGGAAAACCGACCCATTGCGGGGCGATCGGAAAACGTTTGAACCCATCTGAGGTTTTTTCCACCTCCCCCGCGGCCTTCAGCGACAGGGGTGCAGGGGGTCCCTCCCCACCTCACCGGGCAGGCAACAGGGGTCAGACGGGCGGCCTATCGGGCGTTCCATCCACCTGGCTGGTGCTGTGCGGTGGACGCGTCGTGACAGGGCTTACAGAGCCCGCGGCCGTGCTTGGGGTCGTTGGGGTCCATGTGCAGGTCGGTGAGTTCTTTGCGTGAGCGTGGGTAGTGGTCGGCCACGGTGGACTGAGCTACCTGGCAGAGCACGCAGATGGGGTCACGCTCGAGCACGCTGGGGCGGAACCTCTTGGTGTGTCCTGTGGAGTTGTATCCACGTTCGGTGCTGGTTCCCCTGGCCCGGTCTGCCTGCACCCTGTGGGTGTGGCACCTGCTGCCTTCGGTGGATGGGTAGAGCTTGGGGCATCCGGACACTGAACAGACGCGCATGAGCCACCTCTTTAACCACGAGTAGCCCCGCGGTTAGGCGAGGCTATTGGGTGGCAGCGTCGGTTACTTCCGGTTGCGCCACATCTCGTAGGCGTCTTCGGAGGGGAATTGGTACAGCTCACCGTATGGCACGAGCGGGCTTACCGCGACGGCTGTCGATGTTGCAGTTTCGATTACTACGACACCGCAAGATCCCGTGACTAGCGCCTTCTCGAGCGCTTCTTCTATGAGCGCGCCGCGTTGCTGCATGGACTCGTTGATTATCTGCTCGAGCATGCTTCCACTATACACTGGAAGCATGATCTTCGATGAGAACGAGCTGCGCCTGACGGTCAAGAAGATCGCTGATCTCGACGCTTTGCGCGTTACCCGTGTCCAGTACCGTGACCGCCAGATACGTGCAGGGCTTGCGGCCGGCTTCACTTGGAAGCAGCTACAGGACATCACTGGGCTGACGCCTCGAGCGATTGCACTGGCGATCAAGCGGGTCTAGTCGCCTGCCGTGTCCCGCCTGGTCGCATTGGCTGGGTCATTACTCGCGCCCTCGAACCACGTTGACCTCTTCGGCCCCATGCTCGAGGTCGTAAGCCTGCGCGTAAGCCTCTTCGGTCTCGGCGTCTGTGCGCTCTGCTGGTACGGGGAACGTCACGAATGCGTGAGTGTCGGGGATCTGCACGGTTCGCATCAGATCGCCCCTCGATACATTCGACGCACGTCGCCAAGGTCGAACCCGGCGTGCTCGCTCGATGTCGAGTACGCCGCGGCTTGCCGTGCGTCGATGTCGCGTTGCGTCTCTGGTCGCACCCATGTGCACGGCCCGGTGTGCGTCGTCATGGCGCATCGTTCGCCCTGCATTGGCTGATCGGGCTTCGTGTGCGGGCACTGGTTGGGGAAGTTGCTAGGCGTCATTGCCTTGCCTCTCGTTCATCTGAAACCCGATGCGCACAGACCCGTCGTCGTCCTGTTCGGATCGTTCTGTGTCGGAGTGCGTGTCTTGGTGTTCGACTGGGTGGCGGTGGTTCTTGCGCCACTTGGCTACTTGCTTTGGCTTGCCGGAGATCCCAGCACCGCATCCGCACCACTCACGCATCGGTGCTCATCGGATTGGCCCGTAGTACCAAGCCACTCGTGCGGCGTACCGACGCGTTTCGCCGCGCGGCTTCGACAGGTGCACCCATTGCGCTCGGTAGCACCTGGCAAATGCCCATAGGCCTCGTGGGGTCAGTCGTCGCCAGCTGGTGCTTGGTCGCATCGGGTCTCCCTGTTGAAAGTGGACGGCGGTAACTGGCATCCCTGCCGGGACTTCGCGCCAGCTGATCCCTCACGCCCATGCATAGGTGTGAGGTCGCGTGCCGTCGAAGGCCACGCATCGTGGGAGCAGCAGGAATCGAACCTGCCGTGCACTGGTTTACAGCCAGCGCTGTCACCTTGACTCTTCTACTCCCAAACGGTGGGTCGTCACCCTGTGTGCGGCACTTACCTGGCTGCCGCGACCTTTCGGTACACGTTCCGGTGGCAGGGCTCGAACCTGCGCGCCTGTGGCTCTACCGACTGAGCTACACCGGACCTTGATTGCTCGTTCTTCCGCGCTTCCAGTGAGCTCCTGGGTTACATCCGCCCGAGCGGTGCGCGATCACCAACCCGCATGACGGTGCGGGCCGGGTTAGTTCCCCTTGTCAGCCATTCGACCGTCTGCGTGGTGGCTCAGCTTGAGGCTGGCCCGGAGATTGGTGAGCGGTGATGGGTTGGACAGGGGAAGTGGAAACAAAAAAGGCCCCGATCCGAAGATCAGGGCCTTTCTCAAGTTGTTGCGCCTGGCTCTGGGCAGAGCTGTAGAGCGCATTTACAAATATACTATCTTCACCCCGCTTCCGCTACTTGGCCTGCGGCGTGTCCTTCTAGCTCAAATGCGAGTTCGCGGGCGTTCCAGACCTTCTCGCAGAACCGACACATGGCGGTTGCGCTGCCCACTGGGTCGTCCGGTCGGTAGCGGACGATCAACGGGTGGTGGTACCGCTCACCTGCTTTCCACCATTCCTTTGCGCCACAGGTCGGGCAGTCGTCGGGTAGCTCCTTCTCCCTCGGTCTGTCCATCATGGCCTCGATGCTACGCGCCCATTTCCCGAGCTGCTTGACGCAGAAGTCCTCACGGGCCTCATCTGCCGGTCTCGACAGTGTGGCGACGTACCATGCGCGGAGATCATTGGCCGGCTGATGTGTCGGCATGATCTTCGCGCTGTGGCACCAGCTGTCGATCTGCGCGGTGATCTTCATTGCCTCGAACAGTGCCCCAGTGTCGAGTGGCGCCCTTTCGGATGCGAGTGAAGCGCCTGACGACGATCCGCCCATGCTCGACTGAATCGACGCTTGCAACCGTTCCAGCAGTGACGGCAGCACGACAGGTGACGTGCACGTGATCCCGGCATCGTTCGACTGGATCACCATTGACCGCACCGGTTGGGTGAGCGCGTCGACGGCGGATAGCAGGTCGCTCATTCGGTTCCGCCCGTCTTGCACTTCTCGTCGCACCAGCCCGACCAGTGCCCGCGCCCTTCGGTGCACAAGCACAGCCCCATGCGCTCGCCACGGCTGGGCTCGTCGCCATACGTGTCGATTGAGTAAGCGATTGTCGCCAGGTCGCCTTGCACCTGCCGCCCGTCGATGCTGCCCCAGTCGCCTCGGATTGCCTGCCCGTATTCAGCGAGCAGTCGCTTTGTCTTCTCTGCGCTCATCACTCGTCCTTCCTGACCGGCACGTCTAACCACCGGCCGTTCTCTTTTGGTTCCCCCAGGTCGACGGGGTACAGCCCGCGTTTGAGGATTTCGCTTTCCAACCAGTCCTTGCCCTCCCGTAAAGCAGTGGCGGCCTCTACCCGAAGGAAGAGACCGCCATTTACGCGTTGGGTGAGCCGGATGCGTTCATCAGCCACGTCAGTCCTCCCACCTGTATGTCCATCCGGGGAACAGCTCGCCCCCGTGCTCATCGCAACAGCCGCACTCGCTGTGCGCGGTCGGCCCCCACATCGCCGCGTACACGCTCGCTTTGTTATCCCAGTCGATGACCGGGGCCATGACGACCCATGTGAACTCGGCGCGTTTGCGGCACTTGAAGCACCATCGGACGCCCATCGAGTCGCGGGACGATTCCGCCATCTGCGGGCCGTGGCAGATGATCACAGCTGGTGCGATCTGTTCAATCACCATTCGCTTCACCTCTCTCGTCATCCGTCTCGGCCACCGCGAGTTTGATGCGTGCGAGAGCGTCACCCGACATCGGAATCTCAATGTCTCGGTCGTTCCAGCCGTCCTGCGGGATCTCGTCCGTGGCGGTTTGCCAGTTCTCGTCCGTGATCCTTTCTGAATCCAGATGCCCTGATGCGCTCATCGTTCTTCACCTCTCTCGTTGGGGGTCGCGAGCCACTCGTGGGCCTCTTTCGTCGTGTCGAAACGGGGGCTTGTTGGCTCCCACTTCACGGGTGGCTCGCACGCCTCACCTTCACCAGGGAGTGCAGCGCAACGGGCGCAACCGGTAGCGAGCGGGTCGGTCGGTGCCGGGTCGAAGTCGTGGGATTCGTCAGGATCGGCGGGTGTATACGGGTTCACCGGCTCCGGTATGCCTGGCAGGTTCATTACCACGCCGTAGCCGATGCCAACGTTCAGCCCGACTTCCCACGCTTCCGCTTTCGCGTCGGCCACCACCTTGGTGAGCCAGCGGTTGAACTCTTCGGCGTGGGCGCCGTCGCCTTCCCCGTGCGTGCGGTTCTGATCTTCGGCCCACCATTCCCGAATGTCAGCGGTCGTCGGCGTGTACTCACTCATCTGCTGCCTCGCTCTCGTCAGGCTCGTACTGCTCTTCAACGCTCATGGTCACTGTCAAGCGGCCACTCTCGCTGAGGTTTGACTTGTCGATACGGATCACTCCCACGTCAGACACCTGCGCCTCGTTCACTGCCGCGACAAAGGCACGCAGATCAGCCACAGTGAATCCATTCGACTGCAACGAGCTTGCGTGCCTTGCTCCGCGCCTGTGTGTCGTGTTCGCCCATGCGTGCGCCATTATTCGGTCTCGCTCTCATCAGGGGCCACCGAAAGCACTGTCGCTTTCGGGTGCGCTTCGTTCGCATGAGCAAAGAACTTGCCCTGCGCTTCGGCTTTCGTCGCGCCGTTGAATACCTCTCGGCATCCGGTGCATGTCCATGTCCACATCAGCGGGCCTCGCTCTCGTCAGGGGGTGTCGGGACTGCGTACGGGTGGTACTCGCCGGTGACGTAGCAGAACTGCGGAAGCGGGCCTTCGAGTGACCCATCGCAGTCGAGACATGCGACACGCCTGAATCCGCGCGCGATGATCTCGTCACCATGTACGCACCGAACGTGTCGGTGCTTGCAGAACGCGTTGACCCACTTCACCCCTCGCCCTCCGCATCCGGTACGGGGAGCCAAGGGCCAGCGGGAATTGCGGAGATGCCCATCACTCGGCGATGACCGCGTGGACCGTTCAGCCCGGCCCCGTACTCCCATTCCACCGTTACCGGCTCGGCTGGGGTGCTGAGTTTCGCCAGCATGGCGTCCAGTAGCGTTCCGTCCGTCTCGTAGCATTCGCGAAAGAACGGGTGGCGGGCGATTGCCTCCCACGCCTCGATCCGCTGATCTTCTGATTCCGGCTCGGCGGGCTTCCGGAAACCAGCGGCCAGGATTGCGTCGGTGAACTTGTCTTTCAGCGGCTTCATGTCCTGCCCGAGCAGACGCGCCTGGGCTGGCTTTGGGAAGTTCGAGACGTTGAACAGCACGCCTCCGATTGCCCTTGCCAGTTCTTCGCGGTCGGTCATTTCGTCTCGTCCTTCCCGAGTGCGTCGATAGCGGCGAGAGCGCCACGGTTTCCCATCACCCAGCCGCCCGCAAGCGCCGGGGGTACGGCGAGAGCAGGCGTTGAGTACTCCACCGCTTCCCGTGCCAACCTGACACCCTCGGCGATCAGGATCGGGGCGACGGCGTGGGCATATTCCCGGTAGTCGTCCTTGCGTGCCTCGCTGAGTCGATACCAGACGGATGTCGCCCCGTTAGCCGCGGCGGCATTGTCCGACAGCGCCTTCGCTGCCGCCTCAATCACTTCTTCACTGCCCTGCATGCTCATTCGTCGTCCTCTCGTTCCTTTTTGCAGGGGGCGCATTCGCACTCGTCGTCGGAGCTGTTGTGAAGCCACGACACCTCTGCCACCGCCACGCTGGGGTAGCCGTAGACATCCATCGACACCTGAGCGAAGTACTCGCCGTCGCAGTACACGGCGCTGAGCGAGCACCCGCGACCGGGCCGCGACTCTTCCATCCAATGCACCGCCCACTGGTAGTTCTCCAGATCGGCCGGGATCGTGCTCGTGTCGACGTACTGCTGAACCTCCGCGACAGCTCCGGGCCATGCCGCAGCTTGACGCTCGGTCATCTTGCTCATGCGTCTTGCTCCTTCGTCTCTGGTTCGTTCGGGCAGCGAATGGCGCTCTTGCCCAGTGGGGTGCGGCATCGACCGCAGATGTGCTCCGGTGCGTCCCGGCCTTGCGTGGATGGGGCGTGAATGCCCCCGTTTTGGCTTCCGTTGAAGTTCATGATCAGAACGGCGTGCCCTGGTCGGCCCACTCGCCCGCAGACGCGACAGAACCACCCGGGGTAGACCACTGCTCGTTCTGTGAGTTATGAGCGGCAGGAGCGGCGCCCTGGCCCCCGCGGCGCGGCTTCTGCGCGATACGGGCGATCGTCGGATTCACCACAACGAGATTCACGCCCGATTTACCGTTCGACTCCCATGCATCAACCTTGATCCCCGTGCCCGTCAACGACACCAACGCACCCTTGCTGATCAGATGCGCGACAACCTCCGCGTGATCCTCCCAGAACGTCGCCTTGAACCAGACCGTCTCGCCCGAATCTTCCCACTGGTTCGTCTGGTCATTCTTCCGCTGCGGCGTCACCGGGACAGACACGTCCACGACCGCTTTGCCGTTCGCGTTCCGAACCTCAAGATCCTTCGCGACGAAACCCTCGATGTTGATAGTTGCTCTAGCCATGATTACTTGCTCTCTTTCGTGTTGTTCGCCGCAGCCCCGATGAGCTGCAGCTTCTTCGTTTCGTTGTCGTAGGCGCGCGTCAGCGTGGTCCTGATAGTCGGCTCGAACTGCTCCTTGACCACGCGCCACTTCTGCCGGGTTTCGAGGAACACCGCGAACGCGAGATCTGATTCAGTGAGATTCATCAGAACTCCCTCCCTTCGTCCCTGTCCCGTGCGCACGAGTCGCACGGCATCGGATAGTTCGCATGAATCGGGCAATCAGCCGGACGCGCCACATGATGCTGAATCGGCGCTTGTGACGGCTGCCACGCCTTGTCCGGTGTGAAAGCCACCTGGTCTTCGTCCTCCCACCGACGAGACCGCAACCAGCCAGCCGGGAACTTCAGCAGCGACTTGTCCTGACCGATGTTCAGGAGCGCGTAGGACTGAGCGCCGGCCGTGAGTGTCGCGAGGTCGGTCGTCTTCCTTGCTGCGGTGAATGCCTTCGCTGCATCTGCCTTACTTGCCTTGCGCGGGTAGACCTCCCACCACTGAGCAAATTCTGTTGAATAGTTACTCACCGCAGGTGAGCTATCTACTTCTTTAGAAGTAGATGGATGGGATGGGATGGGATGGGATGGGGCAACCCGAACTTCTTCCGAACTTCGCCCGAACACATCCCGAACGTTCGCCGGTTGTTCGCCCGAACGTTCGTCATCTGTTCGGTCTTTGTTCGCCCGAACACCTCGTTTTGCCGCGCGAACTTTCTTCATCCGCTCCTGCGCCGCAAGACGCTCAGCCTCCACCTCTTCCTTCAGCGGTTGGTAGTCCTCCCAATCCTTGAATTGGTAGCCACCCTCAGCCGCATCCCACAGGACGGACTTCACAAGCTCGGCAGCTTCATCAGGGCTGCCGCCGAGTCTCGTCACCGTCCTGTCGGGCACGAAACCATCCGTCAGATACTTCGCACACCACGACCCAGCAACCGTCCACAGCCCGATAGCGGCCATGCTCAAATCCACAACTTTCGGATGACCGTGGAAACCGTCATCAACCTTGAACCAGGGCATTCCTAACCTCCTTCCATTCGTCTCATTGCTTCTTCTTCTCCGATTTCGATCACGCGCCCGTCGTCGGTGAGTAGGCACCACCCGTGCGATGCATGCTCAATCGGCACCGTCGACGGGTCAGCGAAACCGGACACCTTGATTCCCCGCCGCACCGCTTCCGCCTGCAGCTCCGGGTCAGACTCGATCAGCCCGTTTCGGATCGAATCAAGCCACACCACGTTCGACAGGCGGTGCTTGTTCTTCCGCCCACCCATGCCGCCCTGACGGTGCTGCGGAACCAACGTGTCCGAATCGACGCCAGACCATGCGCACCGGTGACCGTCACGTTCCTCGATCGCACGAAGAGTGGCCTTCGGCGTGATGGTCATGCGGCGACCTCATGCCCCTGGCACTTGTGGGCGAGCTCCATCAGGATCTGCTGGAACATCGGCTTGCCACAGTGCGCGCAGTGACCACACGACGCCACAACGTGAATGTCGCCGCGCTCTGGGATGCACGCGAGATCCGCCGCATCAGGGTCAGGCTCGATCCCGAGTGCGTCGAAGTCGAACGCGAGTTGCGTCATGGCCTCAACTCCCGGTGGTCATGCTCGATCGCCGCCGCCACGTACCCGTAGACGCCGCCGATTTCGCGCCGGAACTTCTCGGCCACGGTGGCGATCTCCTCCCACGTCGGCGTGCTCATGCCTTCCCTTTCTGCGCGTGGTATCGGATGCGTGCGGCGTCAGCTACAGCGTCAGCGCATGATTTGCCGGTCTCTGCGATTGCGGGGCACACGTCACCGGCGCGGCACTTGAAGGTGCTGTAACCGGATACGGTGCCGTGCTTCGCTTCGGGTCGTGACGTTGTGCCTTTGCGTGCTCTCCACATGAGGCGTGCCTTCTCGCGGCCTGCTTCCGCGCATGAGGGAAGGCCTGCCGCAATGGCTGGGCATTCGGTCGGTGGCTTGCAGCGTTTGTATCCGGTGGTGGTGCCGTGTACGAGACCGTCAGGGCCGATAATCCCTTTGGTGACACGTGGGGTCGGTGCTGCTTTCGCACGCTTCACAGTGGCCTTGACGGGCTTCGCGGGTCTCGCGAATACTTCCCGCTCAGCCGACGCAACACCCGCGTCAACCTGCTTCCGGTACGCGTAGTCACCCCGGTAGCGAATCGCTGCTTCCCGACACGTCATCAAGCCGGTGCGGTGATTCAGGCAGGCGGTGTCGTTGATGCAACCGGCCGCGAACTGGGCAGGGGTTCCGTGGGTCATTTGTTCACCTCGAGCACTTTCTCAAACGGGATTCGGTCGACCCACGAATAACCGGTGTCGACAGATACGGACTTGCCATTCACACGCACGACTCGATGCCAGCCGGTCACAGTGCGGACGTGTTGCGCCCCGATGATGTCGGCGTGAGTGAGTCGAACTCGGGCGGCTTCCGCTTCCATAGCGGCAACCATGCGGGCTTTGTGGGCGTCGATCCGCTCGCGCCTCTGCCGCTCTATCTCAACGTCAATCTGCCGGTCGGCTTCGGCGTTCTTCCGGCGCACCTCCTGAAGTGAAATGCGGGTCATGCGATCGCCCCGAAATCGAAAGGCTCGGGCGTCGCTTGCTCAGGCACGTAGAGCGTCAGTTGGTTTTCCACGCGAGGCCGAATGGTCGACTCGAAACCGGCGCAGAACTCCTTCTTGATCTCGAACCCGTACCCGACGCGGCCAAGATTCTCAGCGGCCAGCAAGGTCACGCCAGACCCTGCGCAGGGGTCAATGACAACGTCGCCGGGGTCGGTGAAAATCTCGATCAGCTGTTCCAGTAGCCGTACTGGTTTCTGCGTCGGGTGCACCTTCGGAGTCACGGTGTCGCGCGGGAAGTCCATGACGTTCATGACCATGCGGCCGTTGTTGTTGAACATCGGCAGCTTGTCGCGGTACAGCAGGATTCCGTACTCGGCATTTCCCACAATTCGCATGTTGGCTTTGAGTACCTGCGGTGAGAAGTTCTTGCGAAACACGAGGTTGATGTAGTGATTGAACCCGTGCTTCTTGCCCTCTTCGATCAGCTCCATCTGCTGGTCGAAAGCACAGAATACGATCATGCAGCCCGCAGTCCCGGTCTTCTTCGGCTCCTTCACCAGCAGGCGCGACGTGAAGTGCATGAACTCCGAAATTCGGAAGTCATTGTCAGTGTCGAAGAACTGTTTTCCCGCAACCTCCGACTGCCCATTCGCGATATCTCCACCGACGTACCATTGCGGGTTGCTCCCATAGGCATCCGTTCCCGTGTTGTACGGAATGTCGGCAATGATCAGCTGTGCTCTCGGCACGTTGTAACGCTTGTGGTTCTGAAAGTGATCGTTTATGAGCTGCATCACTTGGCCCCTTTTTCGGGCGCGCTAATCTGTTGGTTCATCGTTTCGCTCTCTCAGCGTCGGTGGAAAGAAACGGTGACCTGCCCGTCAGATGGGCAGGTCACCTCTTGGAGTGTGGGTTACGCCAGAGTGGGATTCTTGGCCTCCCGATATGCGGTGAGGATCACATTGAGGATCACGTCGCCGGCATTTGCGGCTCGCGCGGCAGTTCCGAGGCCGCTGATCAGGTCAGCGTCGCACTCTGTCTCAGCCAGCTCTTTCAGCCAGTCACGCCCGGACTCATCCTTGGGTGGCCTCGGCGGCGTGAGTGGCTGCACAGTGAACGGTGCACGCTTCCCACGGGTCACGGTCAGTGACACTTTCAGTGGCCCGTCAATGTGCGACATGTGCGAAATCTGGATGCCGCCCACCTCGTCCTTCCCGAATCGGATCGTCGGATTGCGGAACAGAGTCAACTGGTGGCCGACATGCTTCGACCCGTCTGCACCCCACGCGGACACCATGACGCGCCGCATCGACTTCGAGGGCTTGTAAGGGCGACCGGGGCCGAACTCTTCCGTGACCACATTCACTGGCTGCTCAGCGCTGCCTGAACGCACCTCCACGATGGTCACTGTGCGTGGGCCAGTCATGAGGTCATCTGCATTGAGCTGATCCGACTTCGGGGCGATACTCTCCGTCAGGTTCATGCCCTATCTCCTTTCTGTAGTTGTGTATCCGCGGCCAGCGCAGGACGCGCAGTAGTCAGCTCCGGAAAAGCAGTGTTTTGCCCGACATCGCCCGCCGCTTCGATGCCCGGTTCCCTTGCATTTCATGCAGGTTGCGCCGCGTCCGGTCCCGTCGCAGGTGCCGCAAAAGATCCCATCCGCAAGAACGCGTTTCATCTCCCGGTAGGTGCGGGGTGCATTGTTGTCGGTTCGCGTTTCCATTTCTTCGCGCAGCAATTCTGTGAGGTTGTCCCATTCCGGCAGCAGGCGGTCCCACTCCTTGGAGCGACCGGCCATGCGTCCCCGGATGTCACTTGTAGTCAAGCGGCCCTCGCAGTAGCGAACACACCGGAGCATGTCCGAGGGGTCCCAGGGGTGATTGTTGCCATAGCCAGCGATGGCTTGCGCGGACAGCCCTGTTGGATATGTCATGTCAATTCCTCTTCTGCGTACACGGCCCACATGGGCGGTTGTAGCGGGTCGCCGCTCTTGTATCCGGGCCATCTGCCAGTGCGCATGCATTCGGCGTAGGTTGCGCGTGCACGCTTGCCCTTGGATGCCCCGAGCTCCGCGAACTGCTCCGACAGTTCATGCACGGCGACAAGGTGAGGCGCGGCCGTCTCGACCACAACGAACTTCATGCGCGGGTTGAACTCACCCGTGACAATCCCGTAAGCCTCGAGATACCATTCCTGCTGCACGTCATAACCGAAGTTCGCGACAGTCTTCTCGAATTCACGCGGTGCCGCCGACTTGCCCGTTGTTTTCAGGTCGACGCACCACGGGTCGGTCACGGTGAAGTCGGGCAGGTAATCGAACCGGGCCCGCATCTCCACGCCCGTCACAGGGTCAGTGGCGAACACGGATGCTTCGGCTTGGCCTGACTGCTCGAACAGGCTTCGTGCTTCCGGGTAAGCCAGAACAGCCTCAGCCATTCCGTCGACCTGCCGAAGTTTCGCAGCATCCAGAACGATCAGCCCGTTCGCGCGCTGCTCGGCCACCCATTCGACCGTTGCGGCCTTCGTGGACACGCTGCCCGATGGTGTCAGGTGCTCGTCTGGATAGCCGATCGCTTGCGCGCCGACGCCCAGCACCTTGGAGTGGGTCGCTGTGCCCAAATCGAAGGCATCCTTATGTGGCTGTGGGTGTGTCTTTGCGTAGTGATACCGCGCCGGCGAATCGAGGATCTGTCTTGCCTGAGTCGATGACAGTTCCGGTCTGGCATGATATTCGTGCTCGGGAAGATCGTTGATAATCCCGGTCAGTTCCTTTATGCTCATTCGATTTTCTCGATTCTCAGTTCCATGTGGGCAATCCCGCCCTTGACGTATTCGATGACCGGCATGACCTTCACCATGAGATCGGGGGTGTCGTCGGTGACCACGCCCGCATCAACCAACCCATCGCACATTGCCTTCAAGGTGGGCACGATGTTGTCGGCGTCGCGTCTCGCCTTTGTGGTGACGAACCAGGTCAGTTCGACCCGGCATTTCCCCAGTTCGGGGATACGGTGCGCGAGCTTCGCGGTGGCGTCACGAACGGATCGGGTGAGTTTCGCTTTGTGCGCCCAATGCAGCCGTTGGTTCGCGGTCACAGGCGGACGCGGGTAGTCAAAGTGCAGGACGGTCACGAACTCGCCACCCGGCGTCTGGTGCTGCTCATTCAGGAGAGTCACGAGAGGCCCAACCCTTCGGCAACGTCGGCGCGAATTGCACGCCACCGATCGGTGTCCTGCATGCCTTCCCACGGCCTCGTGAAATCGACTGCACCGTAGTTCAACCCAGCCGTGGTGATCAGGTTCGCGATCCGCTGCTGTTCTGCGAGGTAGAGGGTTGCGTGGACTTGGGCGAGTGAGACCTTCTCTGCGTTGGTCATCGCGTGGGTGTCGTACACGCACGCTTCGAGGTAGCTGTCGGCCGCTGCCTTGTGGTCGATGCTCATGAGGCAAGCTCGCCGTCTACGATCGTCCAACCGATCTCGCGGGACTCGTCACGGTCGCGCTCGATGACGACGTAATAGCCGCGCTCAATCGCCAGCTTCTCAATGCCCGCCAGGGACACCGCGTCGAGCATGTCGCCGTTCTTGATGAAGATGATGCGCAGATCCGGCTTGCCCTGAGTGAACAGGTCGAACGCGATCACGATCTTCATGCCTGTGTTGACCTGCTTGAACGGCACAATCTCACGGCCCGTGTCGAACGTGATGCCGGTGTCATCGATGCCGAGCCCCTTGACCGGGAACACTGCGGCTTTGAGCGCGTCCGCTTTGCGCTTGTCGATCTCAGCGAGTTTCGCCGTGGCCTGAGCCGAGAGCGCCGACTGCGCAGCGAGTTCGTCGGCGACGATGCCTCGGTGAGCTTGCGCGCGGATCTTCGCATTCAGGGCGTCGATGCCGTCGAGGCTGGCTCGCAGATCCGTGTCGTCCTTCCGCTCAAATGACTTGTACGCGTCAAGGGTGAGCGCCTCCGCTTCCTGCGCCCGGCTGAGGAACGTTCTGGCGGCGTCGAGTTCTTCGATGAGGCGGGCGACATCTGCCTCAGCGTTCTCACGCGCCGTCTGGGTACTACTGGCTGAGCGGTGCAGCGTGTCACCCTGCGCGTTGTGCTCACGGATCTCTTCCAACTCCCGCATGAGCGCAGACGCTGACTGCTCCTCGATTGGCAGGGATTCGTCAACGGGGGCGAACGCGGCCAACTGGCTTTCGAGCTTGCCCACCTCTCGATTCACGTCAGTGCGTCCGTCGAACGTGCGCTTGCGTTCAGCGTCGAGAGCGTCGAGGTCGAACGGCAACTCGATGCGGCGCAGCAGTTCGGCGCGCTGATCCTTCGCATCCATGTCCGAGAATGCTTCGGTGTCGAACACCTGGCCGCCAGTGGATTCCTTCATGAATGCGGCGGGGCTGCCGTACTTCGCGCCGTCGTGCGCCTTCACGGTCAACGTCCCGGCGCCGTTCTTCTTGAAGTCGACTCGGGCGATTAGGTCGGTGGTTGACATCTGAATGAACGAGCTGTCGGCCTTGTCGTTGATGGGTTTCGTCACCGCATCCTTGCCCTTCACCCCGGCAGGATCGAACAGCTGATAGATGCCGTTGACGACACTCGACTTCCCGGCGCCGTTCGGGCCAGCGATGATGATGCAGCCGGGGCCGCGAGGGGTGAACTCGACGGTGGCGCGAACGCCCTGGAACTGGCTGACGGTAAACTTCTTGATTTCTTGCAGGGTCATGATGATGATGCCTTTCGATTGGTTGTGTGAACCCGCACCGCGATAGCCAGCGCACTGAACGCGAGGATGCCGAACAGCAACCATGTGCCGTCATATGCGGGAGGTCGGGTGAAGGTGATAATGAGGACGGCCACCGCGAGGGTTGCGGTGGCCGTGCAGGTGAGGCGGAGTTTGCGGTGAGGGGTCATCAGGTTGTCCTCTCGAATGGTTCGATTGAGGTGTAACGGTCCCGGACGAATGAGGCGCGCATGAATGTGTTCCGGTCGTAGTCGTCGCGTCCGTCGTCGTCTGGGGTGGCGCTGATGGTCACCATGTCGGCGTTGAGTGCGACGATCCAGCCGTCGAGTGGTTCGCCCGGTTCGCGGCCATGGACGCGCTGGGTGATCAGTACGCGGTCGCGCAACGCCGGGGTGTACGTCGGCTTCGATCTGGCATAGAAGCCGCTCACAGTCGCCCGACTGCCGCGATGATCTGCAACGCGATGACCCCAGCGAGAACCCACATGGTCAGGTAGACGAAACGGATCGTTGCGGGGGTCATGCGATCACCTGCACCCCGTAAGCAGCAAGGGCCACGAACACGGCCACGATGAGCAGCAACCCCAGGTAAGCCAGGGCGATTCTCAGTCGTGACTTGCGCGGCGCCGGGATTGCTTCGGCGGTCTGAACGGCGACGCTCCCAGTTGCGGGCTTCTGCTCAGTCCGGATGCGGCGAACGTCAGCAGCAACCCACGGCTTCGAGTGCTGCGCGATTACCTCAGCGTGAACGTCGAACTGAGGGTTTGCGAGATTCGGGCGGGTCATGAGGTCACCCCGAACTCAGCGGCGATCTGTTTGAGATCGGCTTCACCGCCATCGCCCATCAAGCTGAAAATGACCAGCTTCGCTACCCGGTTCAGAACCTTCTCGGCAGTCACGGCGACAGGCTCAAGGCGAGTGAATGGGGCGAATCCTGCGACGTGCTCGTCGTTAAACCATCCAGCCGAAGACTCGACCTTTAAAGCAAGGTTGCCGTTTGTCTGGAATGACCAAATACCACCAGTCGCATCCATGTAGATTCCGGTTTCAGTCGGCAGCACCACCGGAGCCACCGGGCGGTCGAGAAGGAAGAAGTTTCCGGTCGTACGCGGGTCGGCGGTGTCGCCGTCAGATTCGGCAACGTATTCGTGAGCGACCGTTGAGCGGAGCCGCTCGGTGTATTCCTTCCGGATCAGATCGCCCTTGCGGATGTCCTCACGTCGGATTGGGGTGCGTACAGTAGAAGTGTTCATTGGTAGTCCTTTGATCTGGCCCCTGTTAGCGCAGGGGCTTCTTTGTTTGGGGTGGGTTAGCCGTTAGCGGGGCTCACCGCGTCATGCGGGTAGTAGATGACCTCTCCGGCGGTGAACTCCACTCCGTAGTGCGCTTTGCCAATCGATACGATGACGCCGAGGCCATCGAGCGTTCTGATGACATCCTTGAACTTGAGCATTCGCGCTCCTTCTGTTTGTGGTTAGAGGCCAGCCCGGCAGCATCAACCGCCTCCCATAGGTAGGAGGGTTGACCTGACCGGCCTTGTGCGACGCTCGGAATCGAACCGAGACAAGCCCTTACGCCTCGCCGCGGTGAGTGCTAGCGATGGCGCTTGAAGAATTCGCTGTCGAAGCCCTTGTCGAAGTCCGCCTTGAACGCCTTTGCTCGGCGGACTGCGATCGATGCGACGGTGACCCAGATGATGAGCCAGAGCGACGCGATCACAGCCGCTGCCCAGATGACGAACCAGATGATTGCGTTCCAGTCGATGTCCATGTGTTTCCTTCTCTCTTATTGGTGAGTGCCGGGGCAGGGAGTCGAACCCCACCTATCAGCGGGCACATGCAGGCCCGCACCACACCGGCAATCACTCACGCCACGCCCTGCAATGGCTCGCGTCAGTGATCGGTAAAACCAACCTCCCGGCTGCTAGAAATCACCCGCGCAAACTGCGTGAGGATCATTCGTGAGAGTCGTTCTGGTCTGCTGTGGAGTTGTCAAAGAGCGGTTTTGATTCGCGCAACCCCTGTATCGAGGCGCGACGAATAGTGCTGGGGTGACCGGACAGTGAGGGTCAACCCAGCTGGGGAAGGGGGTGGTTAGCCCGTGGTGGAGGTCATCAGGGCATCCCTGTAGGACCGGTATTGGCCGGGGGTCATCGACACCAGCTCGCCGCGAAGGGGGACCAGCTTGACCCGCTTCACGCGAGGGATACCGGTGCATCCACCGCACAGGCAGAGCAGCCACGGACAACGGCGGGTCGATGAGTTATTCATGCGACCACCGCCAGGTCGAGCGACCCGAGCCGGACACGCAACCGTTCAAGGCCGCGAACAGTCACGCGTACCTGAGGCGGGTCAAGAACGACAGCGCCGGTCTTCGGGTGGTAGTGGCTCATCGGCTTCTCGGCCAGATAGCCGGCATCGACAGCCGTCTGGAATGCTTTCCACTTCCCGTGAGAACCACGGAAGATCCAGCCAAGATCGGCAAGCTGCTTGAACAGGCGCGCCTGCCCCGTCTCAATACCGGCACGCGCCAGGATCTTCGCCGCATCAGCAACCTCATAGTCACCGTCAGCAGAGGCGAGTTCATCCCATGCTTGGACCTTCGGGGCATCGATCGCGACCTTCGCCTCGAGCTGTACTGCGCGCTGCTCGGATTCGAGCGCGAACTGCAGAATCTCGAGGCGGGACATCTCAGCGGGCGGGACGACCTCGCGTGCCATGTCGAAGAACGCCCGCACAAGCGCCTTCTTGAACGACCGAACCTGCTCAGTGTTTCGCTGGAACGTCATCAGGAGCGTGGCCTGCTGCTCGTTCAAAAGAGCGACACGCACCTGAGCGTTGTTGTAACCAGCCCGCATTTCAAATGCGACCTGCCCAAAGTCTTCGAAGTCAGAGAGGTTGGCGTGGATGAGCTGCAACACTGCGCGGTGCTCAACGCCCGAGCCTTCTGCGATTGCCTCCGACGAGACGACAACAGTGCCGGCGTATCTGAATGGGGTGAGCGCGCTCATCGTGCCACCCGCTCTGCACGCATCTGCACTGCACGGACGCGCAGGTAGACGACGGTGAGGATGACCGCGCCCGGGATGGACAGGTACGCGTGGATGGTGTCGGGGGTCATGCTGCGGCCTTCCCGCTCTTTGCGAGGGGTGCGGGGATGGGGGTCCAGCCGAGAATTGAGCTACCCAGCTGGAGCTTGCTGAGTTCCTCGCCACGGATGTAGGCGTTCCATGTGCGGAACATGAAGAACAGCGCAGTGGATGGCTTTGTTTGGACGCGCTTGAACGATTCGGCAGCGACGCGCTTGTGCAGTGTAGCGATGGGGTCTCCCGCGCCAGATGTGCGCAGCCCCTTGATCCGATCGAAGAAGTCGGATGCGGCATCCGGGTCGATTTCCACAAAGGCGTGGTGCGCGGTCGCGAGGGCCCCGATCGGGAGGCGCAGAGCGCGCTTGAGCTTTGACATTTCGGCGGTCGACTCGGCGAGGTTCGGGAACTCTTCCATGTGCGCGAGCACCTCTGAGTGCGACAGTTGCGAGTCGCGAGGCGAGGCCATTGCGTGAGTGAATCCGCCGGCGACCCATGCTGCGTGGATGTTGCAGACCGCGGCGAGGTCCTTACCGTTCGCGAACCCGTTCAGGCCGAGGGTGTCAGCGTTGGACCGGGGAGCGCCGGAGTCCATGACGGACATTGCGTCGAGAGTCACGCCGCGTACGACAACCATTGTCACCGTCACGTCTGCGCGGATGATTGCGAGGAGTCGGTTCTGCCCGTCGGCAAGGTTCCCTGCTACGTCGAACTTGATCGGCTCGCCGGTGATCTGCCAGTTGCCAGCGATCATGTCGCGGGCGTAGCGGGCGATGCGCAGTTCTTTCGTGCGACGGTTCTTGACGTTCTTCGTGAGGTATTGCTCAGCGATTGCGGGGGTGATGTTCTCGATGACGATGGCCGGGAGTGCGGTTGCGGTGGTCATTCGGTATCCTTGTCTTGTGTGTTGAATGCGTCGAGGATTCCTTGGCAGGACTCGATAGCGAATTGCAGGTGGCCTCGCAGGTGTGAGGCCACCTCTTCTTTGTTTCGGGTGAATCGGTCGTCTTCGGTGATGCGCTGAAGTTTCTCGATGGTCTTGTGGAGTTCCCAGCCGGTGTCTCTGGCGGTTTCAGTGAGCGCACGTCGCTGTGGGGTCTTCGGTTCCTGTGTCTTGTACGTCTTCCCGTCGAGGCCAGTTACGGTCTTGACCGTGTGCGTCTCAGTGACGGTGGTGGGTGCGTCGAAGACTTCACCGGTGTCGAGGTTGACGGCGGCGAGGGCTGGGAAGTTGGCTTCGGAGGCCGAGTTTGCGCCGGTGAGCCTTTGGGTAGTGCCGGGAGCGTCGGAGAGCTCAGGTGGCAACTCGGTTGCCACCTCATTAGCGTGAATGTCCTTGGATACCATCTGTCGGGTCACGCCCACGATCGGCGCAATTGCCCGAGTGCTCATGCCGGCTGCTGACAGCTCCCGTACGACCTCGCGCCGAACCTCTACGCCGAGGCGGGAGAGTGCGCCGCCGAACTGATCTGAGACGTACGCTCCGACTGATGGATAGCCCAGCACATCATGCGCGCCGCGTTCAATCGCCTCACGAATCAGCGGCATCACAACTTCGTAGTTGTCGGCAATGGCATCGAGACGGAAAGTGATCTGTTCCGTGATTGTCTCAGCCTCATCGTGGGTCATCTGCGGGATGACGGCAACGGTGGTCACGCCGCGATCTTCTCGGTGAGAATGATCTGCACGTCGAGCCCCGCCGCCGCAGCGATTCTGTTCAGGTCGTCCAGGGTGATAGGCGTGTCGCCTGCGAGCCTTCGCGATATGGCGGATGATGAGTAGCCGGTGACGGATGCGGCCTTCTGCTGCGACACCTTGGCACTGAACAGTGCCACTCGCAGAGCATCCGGTACCCGGTGAGTGGGTAGTGATTGGGTCATGTAGGTATTTCTACCCACTGAATGGGTAGATACCTAATCCATTCCGGTGCGTGTCGTTGGTTCTACCCGCTCAGCGGGAACTTCTACCCGCCCAGCGGTTGACATGCCCGGAATGCGTCCAATATAGTGAACCCATGAGAAACGCGACCGTAAGCAAGTTCCCCGAGCAGACCAGCCATCGGAACAACGTTGCAGCAGCCGTGCGCGCGCACATGGGCGTCCGACAGATCAAGGATGCCGCGCTGGCCCGCGAGATCGGGATGACTCAATCCACGATGAGCCGCCGCACCAATGGCGAAATGCCATTCGACGTAGACGAGCTGGGGCGCATTGCGCGCGTCTTCGGCATCAGTCTCGTTGAGCTGATCTCAATGCCCAAGGGGCACCCTTCAGATTAGAAGGCTCCTGCTCTATCCCCTGAGCTACGGGGGCGACCTATCGAGACTACTACGCCAACGTGGCCCTGCTCGAATGCAACTGGCCTCGCGCGTGCACGCGTGCAACGTTCGGGGTCAGATGGCCTTGGCCGCGGCGACCAGCACCTGATCGAGAGTGGGCGCGCCGACGGCGCGGAATACCTCGACGCCCGAAGCGTTTCGCACCAGCACGGTCGGCGTCGAACGGATCCCGTTGGCCTCAGCCTCGGCGTTATCTCGCGCGACGTCGAACTCGGACACTGTCGCGTTCGGCACCATCCGCGCCACCTCAGCGAGAACCTCGCGCGTCTGCAGGCACGGCTCGCAGAACGCGGAGGAGAAGAAGACCAGGTCCAT